CGCTATGATGCGCTGGGCTTCTTGAAGCAACTGTTCGACCTCGACGTTGCCGTCGTGCGTGAAGATTGTCACCGGCTGTACGACGACTTCGACGACTTGCCAGAAGAAGCCCAGCGCATCATAGCGAACCAAATGTTCAACCTCGGTTTGCCTACGATGAAGAAGTTTCGCGGCATGAAGCGCTGCGTCGACGAGCGCAACTGGTCTGGCGCCGCAGACGAGATGGTCGACAGCCGCTGGTATGAGCAGGTCACTAACCGGGCAAACCGGCTGGTTAAGCGCATGAGGGCTTTGGCAGATGGCTAAGGCGATTACAGAATATAAGATCATCCCACGCCTGATGATGCTGGTGTTTACTGGGATGGCGTGGCAGGTGTGCGAATGGTTTATGGGTTTGGGTGCATCAGCCACAACGCAACAGACCGCGTTTGTTTCAACTATCGTCGGCGCGGCGACTGGCGCCTTCGCCGTGTGGATGAGCCACGAGGGTAAGTAAATGATAGCAGCACTGATACCGGCCGTTAGCGGCATCCTTGATAAGTTTATCCCAGACGCCGACACGAAGAACAAGCTGGCGCACGATCTCGCCACAATGGCCGAGAAACACGCGCAGGAGCTTGCCCTAGCGCAGATAGAGGTGCTGAAGGCGGATGCCAAGGGCAACTGGTTCCAAGCGAGCTGGCGGCCCCTTATAGGCTGGATATGCGGCCTGTCGCTCGGCATCAACTATATGGTGTCTCCGATAGCCGCTGGCTTTGGCGTCGCAATCCCGCAGGCCGATATGTCGGTAATGATGCCGCTAATGTTTGGCATGCTCGGCATCGGAAGCATGCGGTCATTCGACAAGGCGCGCAAGACCGACAGCAAATAGCGTCAGTCTTCCGCCTCAACCTCGCCAGTACCAGCGCACGCCTCGCAATCCTGCCGCGTGACGTAGCACTCTGGGTCATTTGGCCCGCGCCTGCCTGCCTCAACTAAGTGAAAGCCGAAGCCCTCACATTCTTCGCATTTTTTCGTTTCGTAATAACACATGTTATAACCTATGGAAAAAAGACCCCGCGCTGAGGCGGGGCCAGTTTAGTGCGAGGTGGGAGGAAACCCCGCACCGTTACAGTAGTCGGAACCCGCGAGCCGAGCCAGCAACTTTTTCTGCCGCGCCGCGGCGCACAAGCCCATCCATATAGCGGTGGACTTGCGTCTTGCTCTTGCCAGACTTGCTCGCCAGCTCTCGGATTGACGGCGCGTAGCCGTACTTTCGCTGGAACCGCGCAATAATCAGGCGCATTTCGGCTTGCCCTTTGGTCAACGGAACGTCAGTCATTGCGATCTTCCTTTACGGTTAGCGTGCCTTGACGCACCACGCGCGCTGGCTTGGCTGGCGTAGTCTTGGCAGGCTGCGCCTTAAATGTGCGCATTGGCCAGCGCACGCTGTAGGTCGTGTTGCCGACCACGCCGGTGGCCTGCTCGTGGCTGCCCATAAACTCTTTGAGCGCAGCCTCAGCCTCGTCGATGTCCGCCTCGGCCGCACGCTTGGCGTCCTTAGCGTTTACAAGCTGTGCTAGCCAGTCGGTTTCGCTGGGCGGCAGATCCAGCGGTGGCGCGCCGTCGTCGACCCGCGAATAGGCGGTGTTGCCGTCGGCGCTAGTGAAAACCGGATACCAGTCAACGTCGCGCTTGCGGCGCTCAAAGTCCTCGATGGCGTCGATGATCTTTGCCTGCACGTCCGCGTCGGCTTGGTACAAGAAGATGCGCAGCTCTGTGCCGCCGTAGAGGACGCACACAGCGCCCCAAGTGCATTTGGGGTTGGGTGTGACCATCAACTGCCCTTGTAGCTGTAGCGGGCCTCTGTGAGGCGCTGGCGCGTCCTCTGGCTTGCCGCTGGTTAGTTTGCTCTCCAGCACACCGACGCCGGTCACAAGCACCGGACCCTTGGGGCAGATGATGCCCTTGTCCCAGTTTGTGTCGACAAACCCGCCGACGCCCGCATCTGCGGTGCCGTCGAGGGACGCCGCAAACGGTATCTTGTCGTGGAACAGCGCGTCGTGTTCCAGCTTTAGGTCGTCGAGGCCGAGGCGCTCTGCCGCAGTGGTGAGGATGATGCCTTCCAGAGCATCCCCCCATTCGCAGGCTTCGTTGCCGTTAAACGGCTTCGGGTCGGGCCTGCCCTCGATGTCTGCCAGCACGGATGCCAGCAGATCGTTTGGTGTGTCGTAAGGCGACGCGTTCATCAGGGCCGCCAAGCGGCTGCCCGTGATGATGTCGTTAGGCGTTTTTTTACCGACCATTAGTTTGTCTCCCCTTAAGTGCGCTGTAATTGCCTTGTTTGCTTTCGAACTCGGCTCGGGTCACTGGGCGCTTTAGCTGGTACACATAGCCGAGGCTACCGCAGCCGTCGACGCGCTCGACAATCCCCATCTTTTCCCAGCGGTGCATGTGCGCCGAAACTGAATTGTCGCTGACTTCCCTGCCCCAAGCGCGCCACTGATCCCGAAGCTCGCTTGAGGTAAATGTTTTTTGCGGGTGATAAAGCTGAAGCGCAAAGCGATACAGTTTGTATCCATCAACGCGCTTTATCACAACCTTTTTTGGCGCTGGCGCTGGCTCGGGTATTTTTACGATGTCGGCCTTCGGCGCTTGGATTGTGGCGGTCGGTATCCCGACAGCCTCGATGTTTGTGATTTTTGCTTGGCTCTCAAGGCCACGCGCAATCAAGGCACCCAAAGTATGTGGGTCGGTACATTCAATAGTCACTATAAACTTGTCCATTCGGCTATCCCTTTCCTATAGACGTTTAGTTTTGGCGCTACTGCGCGCCACTCATTTTCACCATTAGGGCGAAAATATTCCACTCAGTCGTCACGATGTTTGTACACATTACTATCGCAAACGACACCAAAAACAACATTCCGAAAAATTCCTTAATCATTTAACCGCTTCCTTCCAGTACGTTTGTACGTTTTGCGAACCTTCATTTGCGTGCATGTCACGCAGTTACCGTTGCTGACCAGCCGGTCGTCGATGTGGCCGTTGATGCACTCTTTGCCCGTAAAGAACGTGCGCAGGCCGCGCAGCTTTGCGGTTTCGCGGGTGAGGCGGCGACCCTCAAAGTCGTCCACCCCGATTATTTTTAACGCGTCGATGATTTCATCGCGTGATGGTACTGGCATATTTAATCTCCCTTAGTTGCAAATGCCTAAGTCAGAAAACGACAGCGTGACGTCAGGGCATCCAGCCGCGACCCATTCTTGGTGCCGCTTGTGGGCCTCGATCTGCTTTGCGGTTGCTGGCTTCCATTCCATATCGCCAGTTACTTCGTTGACATAGACGGCGTCAAACGAGCCGTCGCCCCACTCCAGCAAGTCGCCGATTGTTTTCGTCCAGTTTTCCATATCTAATCTCCCTTAGTTTGGGGCGGGGCCGTTAGGCCGCCGCCAAATATCTGCCAGCGTCTGCAACTTCTAAATCACGAAGTTCAGCTTCAGCAAATTCGTAATCTTCTACATATGCTTTGCGGCAATCTGCCAAAACGTCAGCAACCACGTCACCGCAAAATGTATACTCTTCCCCAATGCGTGTCTCGACAGTGGCAACAACACCCTCGCCGTCAAAGGCTGTAAGGACGCCGATCTCAGAACCGCCCTCAAACAAGCCCCAAGCTGGAACGCCTACCTCAACCCGTTTTGCTACAAAATCAAACATATCTAATCTCCCTTAGTTTGGGGCGGGGCCGTTAGGCCGCCGCCTTTTCTATTTCAATAATGTCAAAGATTTCGTCAACGCCATTTTCGGTCAAATACACAACGTGCATGCTGACATCCTTGTGCCAAGGCTCACCCTCGCGGTCATCAACCCAAATGGCGCCCTTGCTTGACAGGCTGCTAATCAACCCACCAGCTTGGTTCATGTTCCAGCCAAGAGCTTCGGCAATTGTCACAGGCGTTGCGTCGCTGTGGTTGTCACCGTGCTGGCTTTCGCGGTCGTCATAGTTAAGGCACATTTTCAAAGCGGCAATTTCATTTTCAGTAAATTTAGTCATTTGGTAATCTCCCTTAATTTCCCTGTTTTGTCCCTATCGACTATTAAGATATAATCGTTATATTAGATTATATCAATACCTAAATTGAACAAATATTAAAAAAATAGCAAATAAATAGCACTATGCCTTTAATCGCCCAAATTTGCCCGCTGACGGCTTGTAGGGTTTTTGGGGCATAAGAGTACCAAAACAAAGCCAGAGGCGTTTTTTGCTTCCAGCAACGATCACAGAAGGGGTCACAAAATGTCAGAAGTTAAACCAGTTTTGTTGAGGCTCAGGGCTTCGACCATCGAAATGCTAAAGGCCGAACTAAATTTGTCGGCACATCGCAGCCAGTCGTCGCTTGCCGACGAGCTGCTGGTTCGGCAGCTTGAGAGTAGCTTGCGCCAGCGCATGATCCAAAACGAGATGGATCGTCAGGCAGGGCGTTCGTAATGCGCGCTGGGGGTGGAAGGGCCAAGGGGGCCGCCTTCGAACGCCAGATTGCTACTATGCTGAACGAAAGTTTTGCGCCGGCAATTACGTTTAAGCGTAATATTTTGCAGTACCAAACGTCAGGTATGGATGATCTAACGCCGAGCGCGCCGTTTCCGTTTAAGCTGGAATTGAAGCGTTACAAAAATGCGGTGTCGCCAAGTTGGTGGGACCAGATTTGCGCAACGTGCAGGTCAAGCCACAACATAAATGACGCGCTGCCAGCGCTCATCTGGCGCCTCGACCGGCAGCCAATACAGTGCCGAATACCAATCCAGGCGCTGGTTATGTTGGGCCGTGAGGGCGCTGGCGACGTGGCCGAGCAGTACGACTGGGCATACACAGCCACATTAAGCTGGGGTGATTTTGTTTTTGTGTGCCGTGAACTTATAGGTATGCAGGGGCCGGGCAATGACCAGGCCTAAATACGAGCGCCCGAGCGACGTGGCAAATGAGCGTCGCGTCGCTGATATATTGGCGCGCCACAATTATTCGCTGCACAAATTGCCAGCGCAATATGGGCTGGACGTTGCAATTCACTGCGACCAAGACGACTGCATCGTCGCGTTTGGCGAAATAAAGGCGCGCACATTTGCAATGAATAAGTATCCGACGGCTATGGTTAATCTGCATAAAGTGCTGCGAGCAAAGCACTTGACAGACACAACTGGATTGCCGTCTTATCTTTTGGTTTTGTGGACTGACGCGTTGGCACGCATATCGTTTGCCGATGGGTTCAGTCTTCAAATGGGTGGTCGGACAGACCGAGGCGATCCGCAGGACGTCGACGTCTGTGCCTACTACCCGATCGAGTGCTTCAAGGTTTTGGAGCAATTTTAACTAATGTTGATGTTAAGGAGTTTATCGTTATGGCATTAGGTTTTTCTACAGAGGCCCGCGCAGGCGGGGACATTTTACCAATCATCAAATTTGACGCCAAGGGCGGTGATTGGCTCAAGCAAAATCGTGTGCAAGGCCCAGACGGGACTTGGCAAAAGCACGAAGAAGAAGTTGCGGCACCGTTTAAGTTTTGCGCTGATCTCGCCGCATTGGAAGTCGGCTTCCTCAGCTTTGCAACTGGCGCGCCAGACTTTCATATGGTCACCATCGGCGACCCGATGCCGGTGCGCCCAAGCGACGACCACAAGCAGGCGTTTCGCATGCGGGTCGTGGTCAGCGGCGAAAGCGGTCCACGCGAGTTTAGCCACAGCGCCAAGACGGTTCTGCGGGTGGTGGACAAGCTGCACGATCAGTATATGGCTGAGCGTTCGGCCAATGCGGGCAAGCTGCCAGTAATCGAAGCAGG